CACGATATACGTAAGTAACCATTGGTTTCTCCCATATACCAAAGCCCCGTTCCATGCTTTGGTTTTCATGCGTCCTAAACAGGATGAACGGAAGTCGTGTTTATTTCTTAGTTGTTTTTTTCTTTACTGGTTTCTCTACAACAATAGGTTCTTCTTTTCTACCTGTTGTTGTTTCTTGCCAGCGTCTTACGTTTGCAGTCATATTAATAAGAAGGGTCTCCTTCTGGTTCTTTGTATGAAGCTTCGAGTTTCTCTTTAACTTCTTCTAGTTTTTTTTCTTCAGGTGCTTCAGCATAGCTACTAACGCCAGCTCTCATCCCTGTGTTTTGATGTGACATATTGTTCCAATGGCGTATCACGCCTGAAATGATAAAACAATTAGTTATTAGGTAAGTAATAAATATGAAGGTACGAGTGATAGCTATAACGTTGTCATAAGATCTAGTCTTATCATCCGCAAAGCTACCAAGAGCGTACTTCCATATTGTCCAAATTTTTTTAGCCAATTTGGGGAGCTAGTAGTGCAACTTCTGTTGACTCAGTTGAAGCCAAGTCAAGTGGGAAGTTGTGAGCGTTACGCTCGTGCATCACTTCCATACCTAAACTCTGTCTGTTAAGAACATCAGCCCAAGTAGGGATTACATTGCCACTAGCATCAACTACTGATTGGTTAAAGTTAAAACCATTGAGGTTGAAAGCCATAGTGCATATACCCATGGAGGTAAGCCATATGCCAATAACCGGGAAAGCACCAAGAAAGAAGTGAAGCGAACGGCTGTTGTTGAATGAAGCATATTGAAATATAAGTCTTCCGAAATATCCGTGTGCAGCAACTATGTTATAAGTCTCGTTATCTTGACCAAACTTATAGCCGTAGTTCTGTGATTCGTTCTCCGTAGTCTCCCGTATGATCGAGGAAGTAACAAGGCTTCCGTGCATAGCAGCAAACAAAGACCCACCAAAAACCCCTGCCACACCGAGCATGTGGAATGGGTGCATAAGGATGTTGTGTTCCGCTTGGAAGACGAACATAAAATTAAAGGTTCCACTGATTCCTAAAGGCATACCATCAGAGAATGATCCCTGACCAAATGGATAAACTAGAAATACTGCTAGTGCAGCTGACACTGGAGCCATGTAAGCAACAAAGATCCAAGGTCTCATTCCAAGTCTGTATGAGAGTTCCCACTGTCTCCCTGCATAAGCTGCTACTCCTATTAAGAAGTGAAAGACAATAAGTTGATATGGTCCGCCGTTGTATAACCATTCGTCCATAGTTGCGGCTTCCCAAATAGGGTAAAAATGTAGTCCGATTGCGTTTGAGGAGGGGACGACAGCTCCTGATATTATGTTGTTTCCATAGATTAAGGAACCGGAAACTGGCTCACGTATGCCATCGATGTCCACTGGAGGAGCAGCGATAAAGGCGAGAATAAAACAGGTAGTAGCAGCCAGTAAGCAAGGTATCATTAGCACTCCAAACCAACCTACGTATAGGCGATTGTCTGTACTTGTTACCCAGTTACAAAACTTTTCCCAATTGGTTGTAGTGTCTCTTTGTACTGAGATTGCAGCCATGTGATTAATTAATGTAAATGAATGTTGTCGCATTCCTCGTCCACTTTGGAGAGGAAAAAATTGATGAGGTTCATCTTGTTTTTTAAAGGTAAACTCTCATCGAGTATCAATTTGTATCTTGCTTCGAGAAAATCAAAGCAACTCATCTTCCAATTGTATGGATCAAAAGATGCCGGGGATGATATCACCGGTAAGGACGTAAGCACCAAGTGCAGCAACAAAGCCGAGCATGGCAAACCTACCATTTGTCTCTTCAGCGATGTGCCATTGGTCATTGTCGTGGTTGTGATTAGTCATAATCCTTGTTGGTGGTTCGTATGGATAGTTGTTTAATAAGTTGTCTAGGTCTTTAGTCTGCATTAAAAGTTAACTCCAGATCTATCTAGTTTTTGTATAACGTCTTGCCTGTAAGCAGGGTCATTCTCATATCTAGGATCTGCCATAGCTTGTACTAATTCAGCTTGACTTCTAAAGACATTTCCGTTTTGGGTTGGTGGTTTACCTGTTATCATTTTTCCTTCAACGCCTACTGCGTTTTCGTACTTAGCCATAACAGTTTGTAGTGCAAAGTAACAGGCAAGTGGATCCCCACGATCCACCACTGCGTCATACATACTTTGCTCTTGTTCACTAAGATTCTTTGTTGCCCAGTCAACGATCTGATCGTATTTCTCTGGACCACCAGCTACATTCTTTAGGTCAGTAACATCTTTATCAGATAATCCTTTAGGTTGTTGTGATTCTCTGTAGCGAAGATATTCTTTTGCAAGTTCTCCGGGATTTGTTTTAGCTAGATTCTGTAAAGCTTCATCACTAAATCCTTTCTCCCTTTGATTCCAAAGTTCATCTAGTACTTTATTTTCTTCGGACTTTTTGTTGTCTTCTTTTTCTTCGGACTTGATTTCTTCTGGCTTTTCATCTACTGTCTCCTCTTTAGGTTCTGCGGATTTTTCTCCTAGTTTTTTTTGCAGTTCTAAGTGAGCTTTTTCTAGCTCTTCTGCATTCTTATATTTGCCAGCTAAGAGTTTGTCTTGCTGAGCTGATAGTTCCTCTCCAACTTGGAGGGAATCTTGTTCTTCTGGAGTAAGTTCAGGTTGGTCGACCTGAGTTTCATCCATTGTTAATGTCTCTGACATATGTATTAATTATTTGTAGGTAGATCAGCTGCTTGTGGTTGTGGTGTTCCTCCTCCACCTTCAGCTAATTGCTGAGCTAGTGCAGGGTTTTTGGTTGGGTCAGCCATAGGTGTCTTCATAGCTTGTACTTGTAGCTGTTGTTGCTGCATGTCCATAGCTTGTTGTTGTGCACCTTGTCTTTCCTGTTGTATTTCTTGCATACTCTTCACAAGATTAAGAACATCTATTCCTTGTGCAGCTGCTAAACGTTTAATAGCTTCTTCAGGATTTATATATTGCATCATTGCTTCTGGTCCCATTGCCTGAGCAATAGTTGTCATGAACTGAATAAGACTTTCTCTATCCTGACCACGACCAAGAGCATTGACACCGGCAACAATTGTAGGTTTAACCATGTCTCCAGGAATTTGTGGTATCTCTCCAGACTTCTGGAATACCATTAGTTTCCTAGATAGGTAAGGTACTAAGAACTCAATTGTGAGTAATGAGTACAAGCCACCTAATTGTTGATCTAATTCCATCTGCGTCATACGGACTTCTTCAGCCGTTGTACGCTCCGACTGCCTTACATTGAGAATCAAGAAAGCTTCTGATAGTCGCTTTTCTAATTGTGTTGCCATCTCAAATGCAGTCCTAAAGTCAGCAGTCTTGCCAACTTGTACTACTCCAATATCATCTGGTCTACCTTGTATGATTGCTCCGTTACCAGCAGCAGCTAATGTCTGTGGCTTTGTTGTAGAGCTAGGACTAACTGTGAAAACAACTTTCGCAGCAGCTGCACTACCTTCAACAAGAGCTTGCATCAAAGCTTCAAGAGATTTTAAATCTCCCATAAACTCTTCTACTCTGCCACGTCCATATGGTTCTCCATCTACAGAATTAAATCTGAGTGGCAACCAAGGTGTAGCATTCGCAGGAGCTTTACCATTAGATCCGGGAATAATTTTATCGTAAACTTCCTGATGCCATTCGTATCTATCTTTAACACGTGTGCAATGTGTGTAGATATCTACTTCCTCACGATCAACATGACTGTCATCGTCAGTTACTTCAGGTTCTTGTTCCATAAAGAAATCTTCTGGAACTATATCTTCTATTAAATTTTTATTGATTCTTTCTTTAGTTACTATCTCAATTACATTCCCATTACCATCACGTTCTAAAACGTATCTGTTTAATGGAAACATTTTTAAACCAGCTTCGCCCATAAAAACTAGGACATTACCTGAAACAATTAAATGTTTTAAAGCTTGATGCACTATGACACGATCACTTGATGCTGCTATAGCTTCTAGTATTGTTCGTTCAATCTTTGCAAAAGATAAATCAAGTTCTGATCTCATCTCTGGAGGTACTTGACCTTGCAGAGAATTGTCATCTAGCTGTAATTTAAAAAAGCTTGTTTGAGGTGGGAGTAAAGCAAGCATTAATTTAGATGCCAAGGTGACTACACCTTTTGCACCAACGCTTTGCCATGGAGTAATTAAATCTTTAGCTCCTCCATTGTGCTCCTCTTCTCCTCTAATTAAATAAGGTAATGTTAGTTTTGTAGCTTGTTCAGCTAGGTTTAAGAACTGAGAACGGTGACTAGAAAGAGTATCGTATCTAGCTTGAGCCGTCATAGTTATAAGTTAAGTGTTTTAAGTTTCATAGTTCTACTAAGTTGTCCAGTACCAGTACTAACAGCACCAGATTTATAAGCTTTTGATCGTCTCATCTTGACTCCTCCAGCACTGTCTCCAAGCATTCTGTAGTTCATCATTGAACCAAGTCTGCCAATCCTATCTTCCATAGCTTGATTTGATTGGTCTATTCTTTGAGATAAACTTGCTTCTTGTGCTCGTAAGTTTTCTCCTAGCTGCCCAGATAAATTAGAAAGAGCTTGCTCTCTGGTTTGGTAAACATCTTGTAAAGCACTTGATGCTTCATCTCTTAATGCAGTACCAAGTTCTGATCTTGCTGCTGCTGCTTCTGATAAACCAGATGCTGTAGCTGCTGCTGCTTCAGCTAAACCTGATTCTCTAGCTGCTGATTCACTAGCTAAACCTGATTCTCTAGCTGCTGCTTCACTAGCTAAACCTTCCTGTCTAGCTGCTGATTCACTAGCTAAACCTTGCTGTGAAGTTACTGCTTGTTGACTTAACTGATCAGACAAACTAGATCTAAGTTCATCTCTAGCTGCTGCTTCACTAGCTAAACCTTGCTGTGAAGTTACTGCTTGTTGACTTAACTGATCAGACAAACTAGATCTAAGTTCATCTCTAGCTGCACTTGCAGCTCTGTCAGTACCAAGTATTTGATCTGTAAATCTTGATTGCAAACCAGATAATCCACTGGTTAACGATCCACTTAAATCTCCTATTTCAGCTTCTAAAGCTGACCTGATATCTCCAAGATTACTTGCAGATTGTTGTTGATAACCACCAAACGAGTCACGAAGTGCTTCAAGTTGTTGTGATGTAGTACCTAAACCAGAAGTTAAAGTAGCTAAACCACCTACTAAATCACCACGCAAATCACCTTGTTGTGAAAACAAACTAGAAATGTTATCGCCTAGATCCCTTTGTAACCCAGCAAATCTTTGGTCAAAAGTATCAGACAAATCAAAAAGCTGATCTCCATACTCTTGCCTTAAGTTACCAGCTAGTGCTTCTATTTCAGAAGCTGTGCCTGTTTCTACATCTTGTCTTAGTTGTAGTAAGTCAGCTGCTCTATCTCTACCTATTTCATTTTCAAGGTTAGCTAAAGATTCACCTCTTCCACTTTCAAGTACATTTCTTAAGTCAGTTAAATCACCACCAAACTCTGCACGTATATCGGCTCCTTGTCCAGTGATAAGGTTTTGTAGATTAGTACCTTGTCCAGTGATAAGGTTTTGTAGATTAGTACTTTGCTCACTTAATCTGTCATCAAATCCTTCAAGATCTAACTGTTGTATCCAATCCATGTCTCTGGATAGCCCAGAAAAATCATCTGTTAAGGAACTTAAATCTCCTTGTGCAGCTGCTATGGAATCACGTACTCCCGGTAAATCTAACCCTTCAATTTTATCAGCAAACTCACCTTTTAAAGTACTGCCTAAAGCATCAAGGCGGTTAGTCATACGATTTCCTAACCTATTTATATTTCGATCAGCTGTAGTGTATTGACTTTGTAGATTTGAAATAATGTTATCCAAACCTGTAACATCTCCAATAGCAGTAGGCTGACTAACAAGTTGTTCTAAATCAGTAAATCTATTGTTAAATCTATTAGTAGTATTATTTAACCGATTACCAAAGTTGGTTATTTGGTTTTGATTTCTACGAATATTTTGCCCCTGTTGACGGTTTTTATCTTTTATAGAACTAATCCGATTTGTCTGTCTGATGTTTCTACGATTGATGTTATTAACTCTAGTATTTAAAGCATTACCTTGAGTATTTGCCGTATCCATCCAGTTTCTAATCCACTGATCGTCGTATGGATTATCTTGTATAACTGTTGTGTTACCACCTCCATATAATCCCATTTTTTTTATTCTCCTATTGGTTTTTTAAACAATGAACGCATTTCAATCGAGACGCGGACCATGTGATTATATCCACCAGTAATTAATGCAACTATTGGTAAGATTTCACAGCACGTATCGCGAAGAACATGAGCATAAATTTTATCTGTATCATCACCTTTAATTTCCATAACATTAGACCAAGACCAAGCGTTCCACATAGACAAATGATGTGAAAATAATGGAGATTGATAATCTAAATAAAATGAATTACTCGGAAGTCTAGTAAATAAAATTTCAAATACTTCAAGTAAATCTTCTCTTGTAACTTTGTAATCTTGATCATATACATCATCAATAACTCTTACTGATCGATAGACTAAGTTAAGATATTCTTCAGCATCTTTATTACCTTTAGCAGTATAAGCTATTAATTTAGTTGTTTCAAAATCTATTGTTTCTCTTTCTTTTTCGGTTGACATAATTCTTTTGTTAAAACTGTGTATTGATGGGTCCACTTAAGTTTTTTAGCAAAACCTTTTCGTGTCCAAGCGGACACTGAAGTACAACCCATTGCTTTTCCAAAGTCTTCTACAACTGAAAAATGATCACGCCAAAGTTCAAAGTCTCGTCCAGATTCTGTAGCGGCTATAGGTATATGTAATACTTTCTTACGTGGGTAGACTATTACTTCTGCTATGCAAATAGAAGCTAACTCTTGCGCTTCTATTCCAGCAAATAATATGTATTGTTTTGTTAATAAACTTTCTAAAACATCTGAAGATATCTGTTCACCATGTGTATGCTTTAAAGCTTTTTCGACAAGTGGCTTAACCTTGTGCCAAACACTTGGAATCTCACTTGCGAATACAGGAGCCAGAAACATTATTCTTCTATTCTTTGTTTAATCCACTCAACCACTGACCGTTGACCAGCCTTATACATAATTGATCCTATCTCTTCTTTAGGATGTGGGTTTACTTGAGGAAAGTTTTCTTCAAGTTCTTCAAGAACAAATGGTAAGGTTGGACCTATGATTGGTTCAAGAATATTGTGGGAGGTTTGTGTTTGCATGTTCAAAAAATGCTGGCATTCTTCCAGCTTTAGTATCGTTTAATTGTGGAGCTTTGCCCTCATACATAAGTCGATCACTAGCATCTAGCCAAAATTTTTTGTCCAAATATTTATCGGATGTTCCTATCTTTAAGGGTTGAAGTATCCAGTTAATAGTTGCCTTCCTAAGCTTGTCCAAGCTATCACTAGGAACAAGACCAAGCTCAGTACAAACCAAACTATTTGTTGCCACGTGTATTTGTTCATCTCTGGAAATGTCAGCTGATACTGTTCTAAGAGCAGCATCACCAAGAAACCTAAACATAGGTAGTAGAACAAAGAATATAGCTCTCTCTGCAACGAGGGCTTTTGTAATAGTGTGGTCAGGATGTGCGATCCAAGCATCTCTTAATTTAATTGCTTCGTATTCTGACTTGCTATCAGCTCCATGAGCTTTAACTATGTAGCCTAAAGCCAAGTCATGTTTGATTTCATCTTTGACATTCGACTCGAGCAGCTCTCTAGCTGCAAGGGGAACATCTTTTTCAAGACCCTCACGAATGAAGTCTCCAACTGGAAGCTCCATATGACGTATTGCGAGAGCACGTTTGATGGTTTCTTCAGCACCTTCTGTTATTTTTCCTTTGGTTGGTTGGACCGGTGTCCAAGTTCTTTTTCTGTTAAGTAATTTTGTATAGGGGTTCATTGTTGACAGTCACAATTGGGTTCATTAAGAATCCCCTCCAAATATTCATCGACTTCTTTCTCATCTAATGCTGCGTAAGCATTTGACTTATCCTGAACGTCCGACATAACTTGAAGCGAATAATACAAAGACGTCTGTGAGCTAACTAGCCACTCGTCTATAAATGCTTCATCGTAAGTCACCATATCGCTCCAAGAATTGAAGCTATAGCCATGCAGCAAATTAGTTCTAGATAGCATAGTCATTAACTGATCTGCTACCTTCTTATATGTCTCCCATCCAACTTCGGATGCGATCTCAACGTTGCCATATTCAACTCTCTCTACCCCAAACTCACCTGAATCCCTGTCAACAGTTCTTGCTATAGGTGGTGCGATCTCAGGAGTTGCTGTGTAGCCATTGAGATCTCTACTTCTATATGAACAACTAGCTGTTGGAGCTATGGCAAATGCTCTCTTCATGTTGTTCTCTCTTGCTATGCTTGCAGCTTCTAATATTGCTAAGTAAAGCTCACGGGCTGCAAGTCCCGCGTAACCTTCATAAGCTCTCCCTTCATTAACAGCTTCTAATGCTTCACCAAATTGAGCATAAGTTATGTTGTTGTTTGCGAGGAAGTTGGATAAGCCAAGCACTCCAAGCCCGACTTGCCTATCTTGTTCCGGGGATAAGTATTCTCCAGTCCCTCCAACACCTGTTCTGCCATGAAGATCGCACAACTCGGACATACCTTTGCGGAAACTTTCGCGTAGGTCGCCGATACGATTGGCACTAAGATTGATATGCTGGAGCAAGCAAGTTCCTCGTGAGGGCAAGTAAACTTCAAGACAGACGTTCCCGTAGATTCGATTTCTTTCATTGTCATATTTTATTTTGTTGAGCCAGATGTCTCCCCTAGCAATTCCTTGTAGGACTGCTTCCTTTGTTCCAAGACTTGCTTCAGACCACGAGGATTTGGAGACGTCAACACATCTTTTGACCCATGGGAGTTCTTGTCTAGGACACTGCACGAAATCAAGAATATCGGAATGTGTAATATCGAGATGAATAACACACGCCCCATTCCTGTACGTGCCACCTCTCCTAAGAATTTCATTTAATGTTGAGTAGAGTTTTGCGAAGGATACTGGACCGCTTGCAACAAGCGTGTCACTTCCTTTAATAGATTCAGTACCCTTGGGTCTGAGCTTTGACAAGTGGACTGCGACACCCGCTCCATTTCGTAGAGCGTGTGATACAAATCTCCATGATGATTCGATTCCATTTGGTCCCTCCATTGAGTCTTCGACGACGAATACAGTGCAAGAAACTGGTAAGCGACTGTGTGGGTTATCGATCCATTGCTGGACTCTCCCAGTTCTGGCTATTTTGTTTGGTTCTGTATTCAATTTCATTTGCTAAATAGTGGATTGCTTTTGATAGGTCTTCTATATCGTTGTTTTTATAACCGGCTCTACATACATATTTGATTACGTTTCCGAGGTGAAATTCGAGTCGTTGGTCTCTAATAAAATCCCAAACATCAATGGCACCTCGTTTGTAGTACTCCGGTCCCTGTTCATTAGTGGATGTTTTGCCCATGCTTCTAAAACGTTGTTGAGTGAATTAATTAATACAAAGTTTTGTTTCTGTAAAGCTAAGAAGACAGTTACGATGTCCTCTTTAGTAGCTTCAGGTTTGTTTAATGCTATTTCTATTGCTTTCAATCTGAACTCTTGTTCAGTTGTTAATTTTGTAACTGGTGGTGGGGGACCAAAGGATTGGTTCTTTCTTTGCTTCGTCATAATCATCGTTAGTTAATATTCGAGCAAGCCTTGCATTTACTAATGCGTCAGCTTCAGTCATGCCTTTTTCTTCAAAGGTTTCTACAACAGCTTTCCATGTGTAGCCTTTCAATTTAAAAATCTGTTCAGCACGTTTTATTCCAATCCCAGGTACGCCCGCGTATCCATCTGTGTTGTCGCCACTCATTGTTTGTATGAGATGCCATCGAGCACCTTCTTCTGGTGTGATGTTGACGGTTTCTTTAAAATCGTATAGTCTCCCGGGAATCTGTCTCATGTCTTTGTCAGGAGACACAATAATATTTCCTTCCCATTTTGTGGCGTAGATTCCCATTGAATCATCAGCTTCAAGTGTTGGTTGAACAATAACTTTGTAGTCTTGTTTGAGCTGATTAATTACCCGTTTAAATCCACAGGGCTTCTTACGATTTCGATGACCCTTGTATTCTGGGTAAATTTTTTTCCTAAAATTATTAGGGCTTGTAAAGAATAAGATTAAATCTTCATCAAAAAATGACCCAAATTCTAGTTGGATTTTAGATAACTCTCTTTTTACGAATTTCATCGCTTCTGAGAAGTTAGAAGTAACGACTATAACGTCATCACCAAAATCCATTTCTGTTTCTGCGCTAGCACAGCATTTATATACTATGTAGTCGCAATCTATTAATAATTTCATATTTAATGCACGTCAGCCCATGTTTTGCCGTGTTTTGACTCAGCAGCTATTGGACAACGTAAGTTGTAGTATTCTCCAGCTAATGTCGCGGATACCTCTAATCCATATCGCACAGCAATAATAGATTTAGGTTCGCATTCAAATTGGAGTTCATCATGCACGAAGGCAAGTTGATGAGTGTGGACATTGTTTTTTACAAACAAATCGTTAGCTATAACTAGCCAACGCTTCGCGATAATCCCTGCCGAGCACTGCAAAAGGTAGTTAAGAGCTTTGTGTGGACTATCGACTAAAACCCTACGTCCGTCAATTGCCTTTAAGTATTTTTTTTCTAATAGTTTATTTTTAACTCCTTTTAGTAAGTCAGATAAACCGTCAATAGCTGAGACATAAGCTTCTCTAATTTCTTTACCTTTTTTCTTGGCTTGCTGTTCATTTAAAGTGTTGTCATACGACTGACCTAATTTAATATTTCCAGCTCCATAAAGAAATGCATAGGATACCGTCTTAACTAGTCGCCTAGAAATGCCGATTTTATCAGCATTAACTTGGTGAATATCTCCGTTAAGGAGTATGTCTCCATACCTACCGCCATCAAAATCTGCTAAGTAATGAGCTAACATTCGTAGCTCTATTCCAGATAGGTCAGCACCTACCATTACCATCTTTGGACTAGCTGTAAATAGTTTTCTAAATTCTTTATCTGCTGGGCACTGCGCTAAATTCGGTTTTCTGTGAGCACATCTAAATGTGTTAGTAGAAACTGAACAGTGGTGATGCAGTCTATGTTCAGCAGTAACAAGCTTGTTGTAAGCGTTCACGCCTTCGGATATCATTCCAAGCTTCTTCTTTATCGTCAAACATTTGGCACATTGAAGCGAGAAGGGAATATTTATCTCCGTCAATGTAATCTCGTCGATAATTGGTTTCCCAGTCGTAGTGGTCTTGGTCAGTTTGACATTCAAA